TGGAATGTGTGATGCCAGATTCGAGCCAGCCACGAATGACCGATTGGCGCTGTTCGATTTCTAGGTGGGTTGCCATGGTGTGGCGATTGAGTACAAGAGCACAATAACAGTAAAAACGATAAAAACAGGACGATTGGCAAATGTTGGCGCGTTTTGGGTTTGGGGGTTGACGGTTCCTTCTAGTGTGATCTAGTATTAGGAGGAACCACACCAAGGTCAATGACAACAACACAAACCCAGCAGATCACCAAGCCCTCCACATTTCAGGGCTGGCTCGAAGCTTTGAGTGGGGCGCTCGGCGTTCGCCACAAAAGCGACGGCACAAGGTTTACGTATCTATCCGATGCTGATTATTGGAGCCCCATTCGTCAGGATCTTTTGGAGATCATCCATGCTGCCCACGATGACGAACTGCCCAATGAGTGGCGCTATTCCACAGTGGTTCACATTGTCGAGTCGCTGCTTGAGTATGGACAGCCCGGCGAGTCACCTTGGCACGTTGAGGCATACCGTGAGGTCTCTTGGGAGATTGCAGAATCAGGCGCAGATTCTTACACATCACAGAATATTGCGTGGCTCGCTGAGAATGTTGGGCGTGTTGCCTTCAGGGATGAAGACATCACGACCGAGTTGCTACCTGCTGAGCAGGCTTGCCATATCGGATTTCTTGCGCTGCTTCGTCAACAAGAGGAGATCGAATGGATGGTTCAGACTGTGTTGGATGTCATCGATTCGTTGGTTGACAGCGAGTGATAATCTGCTACAATACAGACAAGCGGAACACACACCGCACAACCCACCAAGACCTTGAACACTTCCTATTCCTTCCAGCAACTCAACAATGCGTTGACAAATTGCACCTGCTTCTACATGACTAAAGAGAAGACAGAAGACGGCCTAGCCTTCGCCTTGCGCGATGGGTGCGGTGATCAGGAGGGTGATCTTTTTGATGATCTTTATGACGCTCAGGCTTACATCACAGAGAACCAGGACTGTTTCGATTATCTGTACAGGTACAACTGATTGCGCATAGTTTCTGAGATCACGCCCCGCCATCACAATTATTAACACTTCCTTCTGAAATCATGACAAAATTTTTATCGACACGATTCGTCACAGTCGCAGCCTTCGCTATCACTGCTATTACCGCTGCCTGCGGTGGAGTTGCCATAGGCTCAGTCCTCGCTGAGGAGCNNTAGGGAACCTGCTGATAGCTGACAAACATCTGTTACTGTAATACTAGGGGGGCATGGTCGGAAAGTCAACTATCCTGTAGTACAGGCCCCAAAAAAATACGCACCCAATATCCTCTACTGTAGTATGGCTGTACGTACACCACCCGCACTATCGCTACGGCACGCACAGGGGGAAGTTTTTACCAGTGACGCCCGCTTCCGCGTACTAGTCGCAGGCCGCCGCTTCGGAAAGTCGTACCTAGCCTGCATCGAACTCTTGCGTGGAGCGATTGCCAGACCCGGCGAAACGTTCTTTTACTGCGCCCCGACTTACCGGATGGCAAAAGATATTGCCTGGAAGGTGATGAAACGTATTGTCCCCGCAGCTTGGGTCAAGTCCAAGAACGAAACGGACCTCAAGCTGGAACTTGTCAACGGCTCAACGATCGAACTAAAAGGCACTGAAAACGCAATGGCATTACGAGGCCGCAGCCTTTCCGGCGTAGTCCTCGACGAAGCCGCATTTATGGACGCCGAGGTCTGGTTCGAGGTGATCCGCCCCGCATTAGCGGACAAACAGGGCTGGGCCTTATTCATTTCCACCCCCGATGGAACGGCCAGCTGGTTCTACGAGCTATGGCAGTACTGCATCACGGGCGACGCTAACTGGAAACGCTGGAGCTTCACTACGATCCAAGGCGGCAACGTCCCACCGGAAGAAATAGAAGCTGCACGAGGCCAACTCGACCCACGAACTTTCCGCCAAGAGTTCGAGGCCAGCTTCGAGAACCTATCCGGTCTCGTTGCCGTCTCATTTGGCGACGCAAATATCACCACAGACGCGAAGGACATCCCAATCCTCCCGCTACTACTAGGCGTGGATTTCAACGTGGACCCAATGACGGGCATCTGCGCAGTAAAAACCGACGACATCCTCTACGTTTTCGACGAAATCCACTTAACGGGCGGCGCCACCACCTGGGACTTCACAGAAGAAGTAATCCGCCGCTTCGGCCTGGAGCGCCGAATTATGGCCTGCCCCGACCCAACTGGTGGCGCCCGCAAAACCCAAGGCGTAGGCGTCACAGACCACAACATCTTACGAAAATCCGGTTTTACGGTCTGTTCACCACGCAGCCCATGGAAAATCCGCGACAAAATCACCGCCGTAAACACTGCCCTTTTAGACGCCACCAACACGCGCCGCTGCTTTATCCACCCCCGCTGCAAGGAATTAATCAAGTCATTCCGCAGCCTGACCTATGCCCCTGGAACGGGCCTACCCAACAAAAACCTAGGTGTAGACCACGCATTTGACGCCTTCGGCTATCTATGCCTACAACAATTCAACTTGGCAAAAGCTGGCGTAATGGGCAAAACTTCATATAGGTTGTATTGAGCTACACAAACCAATGGTTAATTACGAGGGTCCACAAAAGCGAAGCCGTGGTGATAAACGCGCCCAGGAATACATCGAAGCGCGACAACGCCGGATGTACCGCCACCAACTGGACGGCCATAGCGTGCGTCAAATCGTATATGAACACAGCGCCCGCGAGGGTATCAGCATCCCAACTGCTTGGCGCGACTGGGACCAAGTAAAAAGCTGGACCGAAGAGGACTGGATCCGCGACCGCGAAGCAATGCTGGGCCGCATCCAAACCATGCGTCTCCGCGTCGTCCACGCCGCCATGAAAAAAGGCCACTACCAAGTCGCCGCCCAAGTTCTGGATTCCCTGGGACGTGTTCTCGGCGAAAACACACCCGAACAAGTATCCGTCCAAGTGCCATCACTAAATATCCAGGTAGAGCCACAAATAGTCACCGCCCAATTACCGCAAAGCGACGTAATCGAAGCCGAAATAACACCACAAAAAGAGGTAGATTCAGCTCAACCCAGCGTATAAATCAATGCCCGGACAATACGGCCAAGGCAAAAAGAAGAAACCCAAGGGAAAGAAGGGCCCCAAGAAGTAGAATATGTACAGCTGTCGCGAGTTCCATGGCAAAACGCGGTCTCTACGCAAATATCCACGCTAAACGTAAGCGCATCAAGGCTGGCGCGGACGAAAAGATGCGTAAACCAGGCTCAAAGGGCGCCCCAACCGCTGACGCATTCAAAAAAGCAGCCAAAACGGCCAAAAAGCGCAAACCAAAGGGCAAAAAGTAATGGCAATCGTCTCCATCACCGACACAAAACGCTACACAAACGTAGTGGAGTACACGGGTGGCACGATGACCACGCTTGACGACGAAATGCGCATCCATGCGCACGCCGCAGAGTTTGTTTTTGCAATCGAATCCAACACAGAAGCCCACTTCAAGCTTGCCTTTGAAGCCTCCTTCAATAGCGGCACCACCTGGTACGTAATCGACACCAGCAAAACCATCAACGAATCTGGCGAATATGTCTACTACTACAGTGGTAAGACAACATCAACAATTCGAGTGCGTTTAAGCCAAACAATGTCAGGCACCCCTAGCGTCACGCCACACATTGCAGTCACCTTCAACGGCTAATGGGCACCCGAATCATCACAGGCTTCTGCACACACCTTGAGGTGGACTCCGAGAGCCGCACCACCGAAGCCTCCTTCGCATTTATGACACCACAAGACCCCGAGGATTTTGCGGGTCTGATGGTGCGTCTTGCCAGTGGCATCGAAGTAATGATCGAAGTGGAGGACGAAGATGATTGAATATCGCGGCGAAAAATTCAGCGGTTACAACAAACCAAAGCGCACACCAGGCCACGCAAACAAAAGTCATGCGGTGCTTGCCAAAGAAGGCGAGACAGTAAAGCTGATCCGTTTCGGCCAACAGGGCGTAACAGGCAGCCCAAAGAAGGAAAACGAAAGCGAATCCGCCCGCAAACGCCGCGAAGCATTTAAAAAGCGTCATGCCGCTAATATCAAAAGAGGTAAAATGTCCGCCGCTTACTGGGCAAATCGCGAGAAATGGTGACTAAATGACCTATGCAGTTCCCGGCCAGATCCGCACCCATCTTGTAAGTTCCAGCACCCTTGGTGGAGCAGACAGTCCGTTCACCCGCACGCAAGCGGTGTTGGACATGATGAAGGGCTGGGAAATCATGAGGGCCGTAACCCTTGGTACGGAATACCTTCGCGAAAACAGTGAAACTTTTTTACCAATCGAACCCCGCGAGGACTACACCGCATATTTAGCGCGTGTAAACCGAGCCGTATTTTCACCCTTTACGCAGCGCCTGGTGCGTGCTGCAGCGGGACTTATTCTGCGCAAGCCCATCAGTTTGATAGGCGACCCATATTGGACAGATATTTTTGCAAAGGACGTTGATGGCTGCGGTTCAGATCTAGACGAGTACGCCCGCCGCTTGGTGCTGTGCTCCCTAAACTACGGCCATTGTCATACACTAGTAGATTTCCCTGCACCAACGGGTGCCCGCAGCCTTGCGGAAGAACGTGAACTTAACCGCCGCCCCTACTGGATTCAAATCGAACCAGAGAACATCTACGGCTGGCGCCTGGACCGTGAAGTCAACTATGGCAACCTTGTACAAGTCCGCATTAAAGAAAAGGCGGTAGTTCCTGACGGCGAATTTGGCGAAAAAGTTTACGACCAGATTCGTGTAATCGAGCCCGGCCAGTACCGCATTTACCGCCAAGTAGAAACGAAAAAGGACATGCAGGGNNATTGCCTATTTAAACCTTGCTCATTTCCAACGCCAAGCCGACCTAATCCACAGCCTCCACATCGCAAGCCAGCCAACGCTAGTTCTCGAAGGCTGGGACGATCAATCCAAGGACATGGCTGTCGGTGTCAACTACGCCATGGCCACCCAACCAGGCAACAAGGTTTACTACGTCGAACCTGCCGCCAGTGCATTTGAAGCCCAGTCCAACGAAATCCGCGAGCTACAGATGCAGATGGCCACTCTCGGCATCAGCACACTTAGCCAACAAAAGTTTGTCGCCGAGTCTGCCGATGCCCGCCGCCTGGACCGTGTAGACACAAACTCAATGCTGTCGATGGTATCTCTGGACTTGGAGCAAGCCCTACAAAAATCGTTCAATTTAGCCGCCGACTATGTAGGAATCGAACCACCCGAAGTAAGGATCAGCCGCGATTTTGACATTGACCGTTTAATCGGTCAGGACGTAACCGCGTTGACGGCATTGTTCGAGCAAGGTGTCTTGGGCCGCGACGAGTTCCGTCAAATCCTTGTCCAAGGTGAAATCCTGCCTACCGCTAGTGAGAAACAGCAGGCTGGTACTACAACTGAGGACAGTGAGCCCGACCCAGAAGAAAATTAAGCGCAAACCTATGGGTTCTTGTAAACTACATAAGTAGACTAAACAAGTACATGGAGTATGCCCACATGGGTAAGTCACTAGAAAAAGTACTGAAACCCGATGGTTCGGAAGTATGGGAACTTGTCGAGTTGCGTGAACAGCAGCCCGAACCAGAACCCGAGGTATGCAAAGCTGTGCGTAAGCCCAGGTCATCAAAGCCTGCGGAAAAACCCCCTACATCTACTTTTGACTTCTGAACATGGAAGAGCAAGTCATCCAGGAAACGCCCGTGGCGAGTCCTGACCAGCCCGTGGCTGCAGCCGACACCGCTCCACAGCAACCAGACCCTGCGCTTGCTGTAAAAGCCGAATACGAGACCCAGCTTGCTGCATTAAAAGTGCAAGCAACTGAAGCCGAGGAACGTTTCCAAGGCATCAAATCCAAGCTGGACGATGTCTACAAAAAGCAGGACGACCAGCGCAAACAAACGCTGGAAGACCAAGGCCAATGGAAAGATCTTTGGGAGGAAGCTAACAAAAGCGCCCAAGAAAAGGACATCCAGATCAGCGCATTGGAGCGTCAGTTGGCAGACATGAAAGTTTCCAATGAAGAAGCATCCATGCGAACCAGTGCCTTATCAGCGATTAGCCGAGCCGGTGCCATCAACGCCGAGCAAATGCTGCAGCTGGTACAAAACAACCTGCATAAAAAGGAGAACGGCGACGTTGTAATTTTGGACAAAGGTGTCGAGCAGGATATTACTAACTACTTAGGCAATTTAAAGAACCCTGGTTCAGGTTTTGAGCACCACTTCAAGCCCAGCAGCGCCGCTGGCATGGGGGCCAAGCCCACACCAAATTCTGCTATTGCCCCTGGGATGGCTAATCCATTCAAGGCCGGTAGTATTAACATAACGAGACAAATGCACTTAAAAGCAGAGGAGCCTGAACTTGCAGCTGTGCTGGAAAGGGAAGCTTCTTTGTAGCCCCGGTGGGGCTTGTCTCACCAAGTCCGTGGCTTGGACCCCGCACACACCTTTAACGTTGGTTTTCTAAGATGGCCGCACCATTTCAGAATTATTCCGGCGGTGTCCTTCTCGCGGACATCGTAAAGAGGAATAATCTCAGCACCTATGTGTCTGAGGCAGTAAAAGAGCGCAGCTTGTTTCTCAAGTCTGGCGCTGTTGTTCGTAATCCATTGTTGGATGCCCGCGAAGGCGGCACCCGCATCCAAGTCCCTGAGTTCAATCCAGTATCTCCAACTGAGGAGATCATGGACGGTACAGCTACGTGGGGCACAAGCACCGCTGGCTACCTGACTCCACAGAAGATCGGCACCGGAACCCAGATTGCTTCCATCTGCCATCGCGGTTTCGCGTATGCAGTGGATGACGTTGCAATGTTGGCAGCGGGCGAAGACCCAATGCTTCACATCCGCAACCAGCTTGCCGATGCAATCAACAAACTGAACAGCGCACGCCTGTTCTCCCAGCTTGCTGGTTTGTTTGGTACTGCATTGTCTGCCCATTCTTTGGACAAGGCAATTGCTGCAACCTCAGGACAAGGCGAAGCCAACTTCCTGACCGCAGCCACATTGGCTGAGGGCCGCGCTGCTCTTGGCGAGCGTGGCGATGAGTTGGACACCTTGATTGTCCACCCATCCGTTGGTTTCTACCTGTATCAGGTTGGCCTTCTTACCTTCAGCACCTCTGCACTGGCCGCTTCTGGCGCAGTGACTTGGGGCGGTGGCGGCGTAGGCGTCGGTGCTCGTAGCATCGGCGAATTTGCTGGCTGCAACGTGGTCATGGACCCACAGGTCAACACTGTGATCCCTGGCACGGCAACCCACGTCAAGGAGTTCCGCTGCTACCTGATGAAGGGTGGTTCAGTTCTTGAAGGCGTCCAACAGGATCTGCGCATTGAAGCAGACCGCAACGTGCTCTCGAAGCAAGACGTCCTTTCTGTGGACTACCACACCGCCTATCACGTGATGGGCACCAAGTGGACGAGTGCTGGTGACAACCCCACCAATGGCACTCTGGCCACTGCTGGCAACTGGTCAGCCACTTACGACACCGACCTAATCCCTATGGTCGAGTTGATCGTCAACAGCCCACTGGACACCAGTGCAATCGCCTGATAAGTCCAGCACAAGCTAATACTGCCCCGCTTCGGCGGGGTTTTTATTGGGCTAAAATCAGGGAAAGTATCCCTGCAGTCTTGTGGCCGCAACCATCGATGCCACATTGAAGGGCGAAAATTCCAACAGCTTTGTAACGCTGGCGGAAGCAAACGCCTATTTCGAGACCGTTCCAAGTTCTTCAACCTGGGACGACAAAACTGACGACCAAAAAAACCGCGCCATTATCAGCGCAACCCGCTGGATCGACGTACTTAATTTTTATGGCGACCGTTGTAGTAGCGGCCAAGCCCTGAGTTGGCCCCGCAACAACTACCACGTTGACCGGGTGGAACTAACTTGTTCCGTGATTCCAGCCGACATCAAATACGCCACCTATGAGCTGGCACGTGCTTTAGCAAACGACACCGATGCCGTAACTGGCAACACCGGAACTGAAGGTTTGTATGAAGAAGTCGAGCTAGGCGACCTGAAAGTGAAATACAACACAGAGAGCCAGGCGATTGGGTCTGTGAACAACATTTTTGATGTCTACCCCTGGTTACAGTCTTACCTTGGAGCGTTCACCTTAGGCGGTTCTGGGGGTTATCAAGTTCGTGTGGTAAGAGGTTAAAATGGCACTTATTGACAATGTTTTTTCTAAAATACCAGCAACACTGTTAAACCAGTGGGGCTTAGACATGACGTATGTAAAAGCAGCAACTTCTGAAGTTTACGACCCAGCCACCGGAACAATTAGCGGTACAGAAACCAGTGTTTCACTAAAGGGTGTGATTTTAAGGCTGAATCCAAAAGAGCTTAACGGCGATTATCAAACGAATGATATTAAGGTAATTATCGGCAACGAAGAGCTTGGCGATTATTATCCAAACGTCCGTGACCGACTGCAATACACGGAGTCTGGATCAACACGCGAGGGCCGAATTGTCGATGTAGAGTCCTATCGTGGTGATAACGCAATCATGCACAACATAATTCTGAGGCCGCAGTAATGGCTAAAAGTCAGCTTAACGATCTACTCCAAGACCTTGACAGGCTAGCGGTCAGCCTAGCTTTTACCGGTCGGGCAAGAGCTGCAGAAGAAATCGTCAAAGATTTGCAGGAATTAAGCCCTGCCTGGACCGGTAAGTTTAGAAATTCTTGGTACATCGAGACACCAGACGGCACAAAAACAGGTGGCCAAGGGCAACATGGACAGGCGATGCCTGTGCTTGCGCCAAAAGTCAGTGGCCTTGAATCAGCAACAGCACTGTTTAACAAAGTTTTCGGGGGCTCTGGAGCGAAAAGGTTATTTACGATAGGAAATTCTGCAGGTTACGCAGACCAAGCAACCGATTTAGCGCCGTACATTCCAGGAAAGCTCCCCAAGAAAAAAGCTAGTACTAAATTTGGCCGAAAGTTTGGTATTAGACCTCTAGGTGCAGTGAGAGGGGATGTTTCCGGGTCAGGAGGCAATTCCAGCAGCGCACCACTTGACTGGTTTTCCAATTATCAAGGTAGCGGTAGGGCAGACAAGGCAGTAGAACGCGCTTACAACAAAGGATTTAAGGGGTTTAGGCGATGAACTATCAAAGTATCCGAGCTGAGTTTGAAGCAGACCTTTATACGGCGTATAACGCTTTAAGTCCTGCCGTTCCAGTTTATTTTGACAACACGTTTAATACAGTTTCTGACGTTGACACTGAGTTCATCCACGTCAACCTGCAGTTTGGCCTTACGACCGAAACGACATTAACTACGCAAAGTGACTACATCAGGGGCACTATTGTTGTCCGTGCTTACACCGAAAAAGGCAAAGGCCCCGCACGTAACCAGACCTTGATCAGTACAGCTGTCACCACTTTGCAGGCTTTAAGCGACCAAGCCAAAGCCAGCACAGGGGTTTACGTACGCATTGGAGCGTTAAACGGCCCAAGCTTTGGAACGACTACTGGAGCGACCGAATCTCGTTTAGCACTTACTCCCTTTTTTGTTTCTAGAGTTGACACAAGTTTTACGGCCCAAGTTCTTTCTTAACTAAAGGCTTAAGCTAAACTGTAAGTAGCCGGGCTGTGCCCGCGTACATCCCCCAAAAAAGGTTATTCCCATGGCCACCGTCCTTTCGGGCACTTCCGGCGCCCTGTATTACAAACCAGCCGGTACATCAGTCACCACGTTGGCAGTTGGTGCTTTTCCTGCCAGTGGCAGTGACATCACTGTTGGAACTTTTCTAGGCTTCAAGGTCAACGATCCAGTAACTCTTGCATATCCATCTGGTGCGAGCGTTACCGGAGCAATTGCTGCAGGCGATTACTTTGTCCTGACCTATGTGGAAGCGACAGGCGCCATGACTGTCAGCGCCACTGTGGGTGGTTCTGCTGAATCAGCGACTGCCGCACCAACAGCGTTTGGCACTGGAACAGCAAGCATCACCTACACGGCTGCAGAGTCAGTGGGTCAGGTTCGAGAGTGGAGCTTTGAAATTACTCGCTCTGAGATCGATGTAACGACCATTGGCCAAACTGTTTCTGGTACAGCACCTTTCCGGGCTTATATCCCTGGATTTGCTGATGGATCGGGTTCTGCCACGGTTTACACGACCGATGATGACACTACGTTGTCCAGTCGTCTGATTGAAGATGTGATCAAGCGTGAGCAAAATGGTGCAACCATGAAGCTCTACATTGACCGCATTTTGTCTTCTGGAACGCCAGACGACACTACCAGCCGTTCAATTGAAGTTCCAGTCATCTTGACTTCAGCCAGCTTGAACGTGAACCCAGATGATGGACAAAGCGTGGAAATCGCTTTCCGTCCTAGTGCCGCTCCTACATTCGACCTCAGCAAATCCTGATAGTCAATTGTTTGAACGAAATAAGGCCCCGGTTCGCCGGGGTTTTTTATTTGCTCCTTTAAGCTGCTATACTAAAGCCATAAAGAAGTATTCAAATGGCTGCAGCACTTCGCGCAATTGATCGTTTACGCAAAGCTGCCAATCTAGAACCTATCAAGAAAGATGTAGAACTTTCTGATGGTTCAGTATTTGAGATGTGGGTTGCGCCACTGACGATGGCGGAACGTGAGCGGGCTCAAAAGCAAGCAAAGTCTGATGATGCAACAGCTTTTGCGCTCCAGCTGCTGATCAATAAGGCCAAAGACGAAACTGGGCAATCTTTATTCAAGTTTGGCGAGATCGATGTCTTGAAGAACGAAGTCAAGGACAAAGATTTGCAGGCTTTAATGCTTGCTGTTCTTTCGGACGGCAACGAGGATACCGAAAGCGACATGAAAAGCACTCCAGAGTGAGATCAAGGAAGATCCGTCTTTGCAATTTCAGTTCTTCCTAGCGGCAGAGCTGAAGATGACGCTTGGTGAGCTTCGCGCTCGAATGGGTCAGGAAGAGATGTTTGGCTGGCACGCATACTTTACTTATCGAGCGGAACAAGAGGAAAAAGCGTACCAGGACGCGAAGCGCAGAGCCCGTTAATATAGAGGTACTGCTGCAGTGACCCCTGGTGGCTTATAAGACCGA